GCTCTTTCTGGAACCCATAAAGTTTTGCCGCAGTGTCGCCGATCTGGCCTGCAGTCATTCCCTGCTGGCGAGGAGGCGGAGAGGCAGGCGTGAGAGGCTTCGCGACGCCCATCGGAGCCGGAACGGTTCCCTTGGCTCCGGGAGAGCCTGCTGCGCCAAACGGAAGCCCCGGCTGGCCATACATCTGGGAATACTGACCCTGGCGCTCTTTCAGCAATGCCTGAATGTAGTCCGGATCGAACCCAGCAGCGACGCCGGGATTCATTGGGCTAACGCCGCCTTGCGTCGCAAAACCCTCACGCGCACGGAACGGCAACACGACGCCACCTTCCGAATGAATCATCCCGCCATGCGCAGCGTGCTGCTCGCGGCCATGCTCTGCGGCGCGATCCGCCACAGCGTCGTAGTCGACTGTTTTGTATCCGCCAGCGAGGCCGACGTTCTCCGGATGGCGTTTCTCGACGTTCTGCGCCATTGGACCATAATGCGTTCTGTCATCATCATTGTATTTAAACGCATAGAGCGGCTCGCCATCGAAGGTTTTGCCAATCTCTTTGATGTCGTGCTTGAGGCGGCGATCCGAGCCTTGAACGGTGTTCGTCGTCGAGCCAGACAGAGCGCCTGTTCCTTCCGCGATGTTCGCAAGGAACTGCGTGACCTGAAAAGGATAGCCCTGCTTCTGAAGGAACTGATTGTAAAGTGCCGACTTGCCAGCCTGCTCCGTCTGTTGACCGATCTGACCAGCAGCAAGCTGAGATTGAGCGCCTGCGAGACCAGCGCCTTGCGCTCCGGTTCCGAGCGCACCCATCTGCGCTCCAGCGCCTGTCAGGCGAGCGAGGTTGGCCTGCCGTGCCGCAAGATCGAGACCCTGTTGCTGTTGCGCTGTCTGCAGTGCCTGCCCATAGCCTTGATTGAGAAGACCAGCAAGGGTCGTCCCTGTTGCCATTTCCTGCTGCTTGGCAAGGTTGGCGGCGGCAATGCCTGCTCTGTCCCCACCGAAAGCCCCAGACATCGCAGCGCGACCGGCGAGGCCTGACTGCTCCTGTTGCTGCTGTTGGCGCAAATTCGCCATCGTCGTCCCAACAACATTGTTGAGGAACGGCGACATGTATTGATTGATCGAGCTCTGATCGAGCGCCATTGGATTGACGGCAGCAGCGCCTTGCTGGGTGTAATCCGCAGCGGTTTTGTAATATGGCTGTGCTGCCTGCGCATACTGATTTGCGCCAGCAACGCCAGCCTGCTGCGTCGGATTCAACTGGGCAACGAACGCGCTCGGATCTTGGCTGTATTCCGTGAACGGCTGTTTGGCCGTTTCTTCAGCACGCGCATTGACAGCGTTGTAACGCGCTATGACTTCAGGAGGGATCGAAACTGTTGTTGAAGAGCTACCGCCCTTGCCACCACCACCCATGTCACTGCTCCATCATAATGTCATGGCCGGTTTTGGCGCCATACAAAAAGAAGGCACCGGCAGGCTCGCCAAACTGGCGCTCATAGAGTTTCACTTTTGCTTCGGTTCGATGGTTCGAGAGAACGCCGATCAACAGCGGTATTCCGAGATCATCTGCCACCTTTTTCGAGAACTCGCAAAGCTTGCGGGCTCTTCCGCCCTTTGCGCTGCGGAATTCCGGATCGACGAAAATGATTTTCTCTTCGAGGATCCAAGCATTGGAATACCACATTTGCGACATGCGGAGCAGGACGCCACCTTCAATGCGGCCATCGGGCTGCTTCATGACGCCGCAAAGACCCTGCCAAAGGTACAAAGCAGGACGGATCATGCCACGAACCTTTTCGATATCAATGTTCGCAACGCCATTTTCCTTCCATGCCTGAGAGGCAATGGCGAGGATCTGCTCTTCGTCTTCTGGGGTTGCCAGAGTTATGCCGTTTGCATTTGACATTTATCAATCCTTCTTTGGGCCAGGAAGCTTCTTCAGCGTCTTGATCGTTTTCTCGCGCATTTTCTTGACGAAACTATCGAGGATTTTGTGTCCATGATCAAGGTTTCCGCCGCCGATCATGACAACTTCTTCCGGGGTGATGACATATTCTCCGCCAGCCGCGACAATCGGAACCAGCTCGTCGCCCATCGTTTCGCCACCGTCAGCGCGTGGCATCGCTGCGCCGTAAGGCGTCGATCCCTGACCATAGGGTCCGCCTTTGCCGGTGTAGGGTGTTCCGCCGAAAATTCGCTTGGCTGTCTTGAACCCAGCCATCGTGTTGCCTTCGCCCATCGCTGAGATAATGTCAGCAGGAATGACGTAGCTTCCGGACTTGACGTGCATCGGAAGATGGTCTGTGCGCCCAGCGACCGCCGAATGAATTGGACCTTTGTGGTGCTTGACCGGAGATTTGCCAGAGGTCGTCTTTGTGATTGTCTGTCCGCCAGCCGCCCTTTTTGTGCGCAGGCTGTCCCGCGCTGTGCTCAACGCGATTGCAACCGCCTGTTTCTGCGGACGTCCGGAATGAACCAACTCGCTGATGTTGGAGCTAACCGTTTCTTTCGAGGAACCCTTTTTCAGCGGCATAATTTCCTCACACAGGATTTGGCGTGTATGAAACAGCGCAGTTTGTTCCCGCATCTGTCTTGATTACAATTCCGTTTGTGTAGGCAAGATTGACATCATAATACGTCAACCACCCAGTTGTGTTCGATGGAAGGCTAGAGAAAATGAGATTTGTCGCTGCGATGCCGCCAGTCGTCGCGCTGTCATATACGAAAATCTGACTCGATCCGCTGTGCACCGGGATTGAAACAGCGAACAATCTTCCAGCTCCCGCAACGATGAGCTGCGTCGTGCTCGCAGCAACGGTCGGCGACATCAGCGAAGGAACAGCGAGCGTGCTGTTGATAACGAGCTGCGCAAGATTGGTGCAGATGCAAGGCAACAGCAACCCGACATTGGCGAGCGTCTTGTTTAGGTTGTTGATTGCAACAACACCGTTTTTCTGCGTTGTTAGAATATCACCCTGGCCGACAGTCATCAGAATTTCCCATCAGGCTGGAACCGATAGCGAATGTTACCGATTCTCCAGAAAGAATCAATGTCATTGCTTTCGATTTTGATTGACACAAGGCGTCCGCGGAAACGCGGAGTGATGTAGTCCGTAGCTTGCGTGAGAATGTACGGACCATAGGCGATCGGAGTTGCACCGGGATAATCCGTGACATAAAATGTCAACAGGACGTTCGCTCCCTGAACACCATTGAAATAGCCCCATTTCATATCAGGCCAAACCTGATCGATGAATGTTTTGACATCGCCTTCCGCAAGCGTGAAATAGCCAGTTTGGAAATAGCTATTCATTGGCTGGCCATCAGCATTTTGCGAGGTTTCGTGCTGATAGAGGTAGCCTGCTGCATCCGCGCCAATCGGAGGACCAAGAACGGACTGGTTGATCCAAGCGGTCCGCTGCAACTCGCCATAGTCCCATTGGTTCAAAAGCAGGTTGTATTTCACGTAAGCGTTGATCTCGCCGCCGTTCCCTTTGGTCGGATAATACCAAGCAATTTCGCCAAAACGAGAGTTTGCAGCAAACTGAATTTTATTCAGATTTGTCTCGTCAAGGTCTTGGAAAATTACATCCCAGATTGGACAAGCGACCGGCTCGACGCCATTGGCACCGAGACGGAAGAAAGAGCTCTGGCTCATCCAATAAACAAGCCCATTAATTGATCCTGCAGCCTTGCGACCGATCAGGCCGCAACCATTCCCAAGCTCGTTGAATTGATAAACGAATGGAAGGTCGACATATTGCATTGCCCAAAGAGCAAGGTCGGTCCAGATCAAACCTTGTTGCGGACCTTGGATGCACTGGACGATCGTCGATCCTTTGGGGATGCGATAGCTTCCTGCTTGATTGACAGAATTGGCAATCCAATCATCATAATTGTTGATGTCGCACCAACGGATCAGCAATGGATCAGCAATTCCATTGAAGGTTGAGCCCCAAGCCACGATTTGCCGCTGAGGCATGGCAACGAAAACACCGCGATTCAAGACAGGCGCAGTAGGGATCACTGTCGCGATCAAACTGTTCGAAGCAGGACTCCATTGATATATTGGCCCACCATAAGGATTCGCAATAAGGATCTCGCCCCAATTGTCGATTGTCCAATCAATGGCTGTTATTGGAGTTCCGGTTGCGGCTGTTGGCGTCGTTCCTGTCCCGTAGCCGCCGCTGCCGTATCCGCCAACCCCGTACCCTGTTCCTGCCGGAAGAGGACCAATCCCAATATAATAAAGATAGTAAGCATTACCGCCATTTTGCGATGCTGTGGTTGTCGTTGTCGCAGCTGTCGCAACTTGAATTGTGAATGTGCTTGAGCTCGGAACAGAAATTACGGTGTAATTTCCAAAAATTGTAACTCCGCCGACTGATGTTGAAACGACCGCAGCATAATTGCTTCCTGCGCTGAAGCCATGATCTGCAAGAGTAACGGTTACGATCGATTGTCCGCTCGTCGTTGCATAGCTCGCAACAGCACCACCATTGGTAACCGTTGAAGTTGCAAGAGCAGGATCACCGAGCGTGTCTTTGGCGTAGATTTTATACGTATCAGGAGTTAAAGCAGAGCATTGGTAAAGACCAAAAATTATCAACCCGCCAACGGAAATTTGCGTTTGGATGAAAACGCTATCATAACTCGTTATGTTGCTTCCAACTTGTTTAATTATAATTTCATTTGATCCGGAAGTCGTTGAAACTTGAACAGAAACAGAAGAACTGGTTGTCGTTTGAGGAGTTATATCAACAAGATTCCGATTTGAATCGTCTAGAATGTAGCCAAAAGAATTTTCGGCGCCAATGGCGAGATAAGCGTTGTTGTTGGTGTCCTCCCAAGCCCAAAGACAACGAACAATCGAACCGATCGGATTGGCGAAAAATTTGGTCCAACCGCCAAGCTTTTGAACAAGACCGAAACCCTGACGATCCGGAATGAACCGGATCAGGTTTGAATACGAAATTGCTGCCTCGTTGAGAGCAGGGGTCCTGTTCTCATCAACTCCAGGAATCAATTTCAGAGAGTTGTGGGGCATCGATTAGCCCCTCGTTGGTGTGGCGACAGTGGCAGGACTTTGCGAAGACCAACCCGCTGCATCAAACTTCTTGCGAGCCTCTTCAACAATCGCACTCTGCAGCAAAGCTTTGTATTGAGATTCGTAGCTTTGAGCCATCGCCGGATCATCAGACTGGCGACCGAAGTTGCGCTGGTAGGCGCTGATGTAGATCATCGATGCCATGATGAAGACATCCGGCAGATACTGGCTGATGAACGTCGTCGTGTTCGTTGCCGAGAGGCTATTGGGGCGATAGGTCCCCACAACCTCGACCGGATACGCCTGATCTGGCACAGGGCCGAGGAAGAAAAGCGTTTCATTAAATGGGACAAAATATTTTGGCTGTCCGCGATTGGCCGTCAAAGAAGATCCATAGACCGCATCAAGGAACTCTTTGGTCGTCGGAAGCAGCGGAACGCGGACGCAAGCGTCCGGATTGGTCGTCGCTGCTGGATTCCCAGAGGCATCAGTCAAAAGATTGATCTGTTCGCTGACGACAAAGGTGCCTGCCTGGGCATCGCTATTTGCCGAAAGATCAATGTTGAATGACAAATTCCTATTGCCGGGAGTCAGAACAAAACTCACGCCATGCAGCGAAGTCGACGTAAACATGAAATCGATATCACGATACATCCGGTTTTCGGCATAGGTGATCATCTGCGGAAGAATTGTCACAAAAGCAGGATCGGTTTCAGCGACGACAGCCAAAGTGGCAATCTGCGTGACGTATTGTGAATATGTGAGGCCTGTCGTCATTTATTCACCCGTCAGATGATTTCTGGATTATCCTTCTTTTCTCGATAAAAAGAAAGAGCTTTTATCTCTGTCCTGCGCACCATCCCTCGCGCCGAGCGTTGTTTTGTTTCACTTCAATGATCGTCGGCGTTGTGTCTTTTGATGACCAAGAAACATCTCGCCAAACGGCGCAAACCGAGGTGTTAGTCTCGGCGGTGCCCATCAGACTCGCGCACCCGATCAGGGGAAATGTCAACATTGTCACCAGCACGAATCGCATCTTGCGTTCTCCTCAGAGCATCAGCAGTCGCTTTCGCTTCAATTTCAGCGACCGCTTGTTTCTTGATAGCATGAATGCCATAGGCGGCGACGGAGATTGCCAACATGGCCAAAATGGCATATCGCCCAATAGGAGTGAAGAGCAGACTAAACACCGTCGCGATCCATGTTCTTTTTGCGCCAGAACCAAATCGCTGCAGCCAATCCTGCGATTGCTGCCATGATTAGGAAGTTGGTGTTGCCCAGCAGCTTCATAAGCTGGTCAGCGGTGTCAGAGGCTTCCTGAGCCTGCGCAGCAATTTCCTTGGCAGCGCCCAACCCGCCTAAGCTCGCAGTGATGATGGCAGCGTTGCCCTGCTTGCTCTCCACCATAGTGCGAACCGGCACAGGATCAGGCGTAATGCGCTGCTCTTGTTCATCATGGGACTCACCAGAGACCCACCATGCACCTTCAGCCTGCCGACGCTTCACAAGACCGGGGAGAACCTGCATTCCTTTACCGGGAATTTTGCCCTTGGTCCATTTCATCAGCTCTGCTGGAACATCATCGAACTGAGCTGCATTGACCTTCTTGAGCAAGGTAGACTTCTGCAAAGCGCCAACACCAGCGTTGTAGGCAAAGTCGACCAAAACATCAAATTGATGCTGCGTCAAAGGCTGATGAACCATCCCAAAGACAGCCGTTTCAAATTTGACAAGATCGCGCCGCAGGATGTCGTCCGCTTCTTTTTGGGTGATTGTCATGCCGTCTTTGACTTCCGGCGCACCCGCTGCAGAAGTGTGTCCATAACCAATCGTGCAAATTCCGGCAGGACAGCGATATGCCTTGAGTTTGCAGCCTTCAAACTTTTTGAGAAGGGCGTCGATGCCTTCTTGACTCATCTGCATGGCTATCGCTCCTCTATGTTGAAGGTCAGGTTTTTGTGATCCGGATAGGCGATCACAACATTCCCTTCCGGGCATTTGTAAATAATACGCGCAATCAGTTTGGCGTTTCCCAACGCGATATCCTCTGGCTTGTCTATGGTCATCGTGTACCCAAATTTGTCCACAGTCGGGCTGGCTGGACCAGAGAATTTAGCAACAGAGGGATTGGCCCTATGAACCATGTAGTCAGAGTCGCGCACCTCAAGCGTAAAATCTTCAACGGTGCAGTCGTCGCGTATTTTTTGGCGAGCAACGACGACTTTGAACGAGCCAGAAGCAGCGCCATTGGAGATGCTAAAATGCTCTGCATCCCATTTGAGGATTTCTTTTGGGGGCAGTTTAACTTTGTCGTACAGCGAATAGCCGCCGCCAATCATCGCCATAACTGCGGTCACAGCAGCGACAGGCTTGGTGATGGATTCGGTATCCATCATTTGTCGGCTTTCCCATCAAGCTTATCATAAATACGTTTGAACATATCTTCAATATGGTCCATACGTTTGTCCATATCGTCTTTGAGGACGTAAGTTTTTGGAAGGTCTGCCTCTATGCGATGAATGTCCTCTTTCAACTTTTGGACAGCTTCCCACAATTGGCGAGCGAACCAGCCAGCAACTCCCAATGCAGCAGAAAAGAGCATGTTAATTGTTGACTGGTCCACAACGCCATTCCTTTTTATGCAGCTTCAGAAACCGGCTCATCAGAAGTCGAAGCTGCAGCAGCAACCTGACCTTCAGCCTGACGCTTTATTTCGGCAATCAAGTCAGCAACTTCCACGAAAGGGCGCGACCCCAACGCGGAAAGAATAGCATTCCAAGATTGAACAGGCAGCATGATATTTATGTTATCCATTTTAGACCCCCTTCTGCTCCAAAATAGCCATTCTGGCTAGGAGTTCGTTAACAACGCTGGTTAGCGCGTTGTTCTTATCTGACAAATCCTTGATCGTCGCAAGACGAGCCTCAAGCGCGTCGTTCTTGGAGGATAGTTCTTTAATGGCATTGATTAAGGCGAAAACTATCGGGCTTGTATCGAGCGACAAGACTTCCGTTTTCTCCGCATCGCCTTCATCAAGGTAAGCTTCCCTTGATCCAACGCAATATGGCATGACAGCTTGGACATCGTCAGCTATCAAGCCAATACGCTGCACACCGTCAAGCGTTGTACCAGCCTTTCCGTTGTAGACAAATTGGACCGGATTAAGGGCGCAGATTGCGTCAAGTCCGTCCACGAAAGAGCCATTGACTGTTTTGGTGCGGGCGTCTGAAATTAACGTCCAAGAAGTTTGATTAGCAGATGGAGTTCCATCTACGCGTATTCCGCCTAGAAAATGGCTATTACCAGCAACGCCAATCCCAGTAGAAGACACATATGCTGAACTATTAAAACCGCCAACTTCTAATTTTGCGCCAATGGCTGTTGTTTGCCCAACCAGCAAGGTTCCGCCAGAGGTGATGCGCATGGCTTCAGAGCCAGCGTTGTTGCTGAAAACAAGATTTGTGCCACTCGCGCCTAGAAAACCACCTATAGTTCCATTGTAAGCAATAGCAACTACGTTATTGTTGTTTGAGGACTCAAATCTGACAACAACCGACGAGCCAGAGACTTGTAGTTTGTAAGATGGCGAACTCGTCCCAATCCCGACATTCTGGCTCGTATCAATCGTAATCGCAGTCGTGCCAGCCGACTGGATCGTCAAAGCAGTCGCCGCAGCACTTGTAATGGTTGGGACAGTCAACGTGCCAGTAAGCGTAGGTGATGCAGAAAGAACGACGTTGCCAGAGCCGGTGCTAGTCGTAACACCAGTGCCGCCGTTGGTCACCGCCAAGACGCCAGAAGAATTGACGCCCTCAGCTAAGATGGACAGGTTGCGAGAGATGGTCATATTTTACACCGTTGCCAATAATTGAATTTGCGCCGAGATAGCCGCAAGCTGCGCCTGCAACTCCTCCAATGTCGGCTTGGCGGGCACAGGCTCAGGCGGCAGAGATGCAGCGTAAGCCAGCGCAGCCGCCTCTTCCTCTGGCGTGTACTGGATGACCTTGACTTCACCAGTCTCGACGTTGACCTCAATGCGTTCCATGTAAGCCTCTTATTCGTACAGGATGTTGACGCTGCCTGCGTCGAAAGTGTCGGTGCCGTTGACTGTGGTCAGGCGGACTCTGTCTAGAGTGCCAGAAAGCGCGACTGAGCCGCTTATAAAAATTGTATATGTTGTTGCTGTTGATTGATATAAAATACCTTGGGCAACCCATAAATTACTTCCCATTGAAGAGAATATAATACTTCCTTGGCCAGAAAAGGTTGCGCTATTTTGGTTAAGTATAAATCCTGTAGTAGCAGTTGCTTGGCCGGTAGTATTGGCCGTGTTACTGATATAAGCGGAAGAAGAAAGATAACCTGTGGTGGTTACGCTTCCAGCTCCTAATTGAACCTGTGGAAGCGAAGTGCCATTGGTACTCATTCCACTAAACATCACCGTGATGCGCTTTACCCATGATGGGATGCTTGTGAAATCGACCGAAGTTTGGGTAGTCAGCGTAATCGCTGTACCGCGCACAATTTTCTGTGTCGATGACCATGTAGACCCATCAGTAGTGAAGATTGTATTGCCCGCAGTCGTTGGAGAAACACTCGCAGCCAATCCGCCGTTTGCTATAGGCAGCAATCCGGTGACGCCAGTTGTCAACGGCAACCCGGTTGCATTGGTCAGCGTTCCGCTAGAAGGCGTTCCAAGCGCACCGCCATTGACCACAAAGGCGCCTGCCGAGCCTGTATTTACGCCAAGCGCCGTAGTCACGCCCGTGCCAGTCGTCAAGCCAGATACTGCTGTTCCGGTCGTAGCATAGTATGCAATCTGCCCCGAAGTGCCAGAGTTAACAGTGCCGCTGCCGGATGCACTAGCTCCAGCCGTAGCAATAACGTCAACAAGATCACCGGCAGATGCTGCTGTGGCAAGGACCACAGAAGTTCCAGATGAAGCTGTGTAGTCAGCCGAATTAAGCAGAACGCCGTTCAAATAGACCTCAACATAACCAACTGTGTAAGTTGCGGAGAATGTCGTCTGGCCCGCAGTCGCAGTAAAGCTTGTGCGAGCATAAGTTCCGCCGCTGGAAGAAGCCCATGTCGGGATGCCGCCCGAAAGGGTCAGCACATAGCCATTGGTGCTGACCGGCAGCTTTGAAAGGGTATTGCTGGCCGAAGCATAGAGAATGTCGCCGGTAGCATATGTCGAAAGACCAGTGCCGCCAGAAGTCGCTCCCAGTGTCCCAGCCAATGTGATTGCGCCAGTCGATGAGCTGCTAGGCGTCAAGCCGCTCAAAGATGTCTGGAAGCTTGTCACGCCACCTGTAGACGCAGCCCATGTCGGAACACCAGCAGCAAGGGTCAGAACATATCCATTCGTCCCTGCCGCAAGCTTGGACCATGTGTTTGTCGCAGACCCATAGAGGATGTCACCAGTCGCAACGCTCGTCTGGCCCGTTCCGCCATAGGTGGCACCAATCGCGGTGCCATTCCATGTTCCTGCCGTGATGGTCGTGAACGCGCCAGTAGATGGAGTGGTCGCCCCAATAGACGCCCCATTGATCGTGCCGCCCGTGATCGTGACAGAATTGGCGTTCTGGGTGGACATCGTGCCGAGGCCAGTGATGTCCGTGCTGGGAATTGTAGAAGACGCCGTGAATGCGCTTGTTCCGCTGCCCTTCACATAGCCTGTGAGCGTTGTAGCGCCAGTGCCACCCTGCGCCACAGTGACTGTGCCAGACGTTATGGCCGAAGCATTGATGGCGATTGAAGTGTTGCTTGCAGCAGTAAGCTGGCCCTGCGCGTTGACCGTAAACGTGCCAACAGAGGAAGCGCCACCATAAGATGCCGCCGTCACTGCGGTGTTGGTGATGCTAAACGTGCTGCCAGCAAGCGTAAGTCCAGTGCCTGCATTGTAAGTGACAGGCGCTCCAAACTGAGTGAAAACAATCCCGGTTGTTCCAACAGTTATTGGAAGAGCTGTTTGCTGCACCCATGACGTATTGGCGTTCGTTGTTCCAGAAAGAACCAGCAAGAAGTCGCCAGCATCAATTTCGTTCGTGCCAGTTCCGCTGGTGTCATAGTCAGTTGCGCGGGTCAGAACCCAACCCGCTGCGCCTGACCCGACGCTGGTGACCGTGTAAACACCATTGTAGGCAGAGCTGCTTTCGTCCTTCACAAGAACGCGAAGGCCAATGTCAGTAGGCGAAACAAAAGTGTGCCCATCAATCGCCAAGGTCGAAAATGGTGCTGTCTTTGTCAGCGTTGCGCCAACACCGGAAATGCCATTGCTGTACAGGACCGTGCCAAGGTCAGCCGTCGTCGCGTAGTTACACGCAGCATGGAAATTCAATCCCTGCGCAACGCTATCAACATAAAGCTTGTTGGCAATGTCCGTGTCGTTTGTTGGGGCCGTGCTGATCGTGCCGGTTGTCAGGGCAACAGCATTGATAGGGGTGCTGGAGGCAGAAGTAAGCTGGCCCTGAGCATTGACAGTAAATGTGCCGACAGAGGACTGAGAGCCATACGAGCCAGCCGTAACAGCCGTGTTGGCAATGCTGACCGTGCCGGAAGACGTTATTGGACCGCCTGTTAAGCCTGTGCCAGTCGCGACTGAGGTGACAGTTCCTGCGCCAGCCACAGACGCCCAAACAGGATTTGCGCCAGCGCCTTGAGTTTGAAGGATTTGCCCGGATGTTCCCGGACCAAGCTGAGTCCACCCTGAAGCATTGCGATATAGAATGCTACCTTGAGTAGCGCCAGAAGACGCGTCAATCGCCGCAGAGAGGGTTGAGCTGTACCGAGCAGAAGCAAGAATGCCAGATGTGATATTGCTGGCATTCGTCGTATCAGTCGTCGCAGATGGAGCCAGCCCAGAAACTGCCGTAGCACCAATCGAAATTGCCGTATTGGTGACGCTATCAAGCTGACCGCTGGCAAGAACATTGAATACCGGAACTTGGGAGGCAGAGCCATAAGTTCCCGCCACAACGCCTGTCGGGCCAATGCTGGGAGGCGGCACGGAAAGCGTCTGCCAAGACGGCGCAGAGGTAGTGCCGTTTGATGTCAAAACTTGATAGGCCGTTCCCGCAGTCAGTGCCTGCCAATTAGTCGCACCGCGATAGAGCATTGACCCAGTTTGAGTGCCAAACGTGTCGAGAATGTCAGTGGGGGTGACATCAGAAGGCGTTGCTGTAGTGCCTGACAAATTTCCTTTGATTGTCCCATCAGCCATCGTGGCAAGATAGGCATTCGTAATGCTCTGCGTAGGCAGAGAAATTGTGACCGCCGTCCCTACGGTGCTGGACGTAATGGGGGCATTAGCCGTGATGCTGTAAATGCCAGTCGCCGGATAATAGGCGGAGGCGACATAAGAACCAATCTGAGCAGTCGTAATCCGCACTGACGAACCAGATTGGACAGCCTCGAGCTGTTCCGTTCCATTCAAAGAAGTTGCGCTACCAAGATTTGGGATTTGTACGACGCTCATGTCAGCGGTCCTGTCTCTGGGACTGTCGTATTGTTGTACGGCAATCCTGGATCATCATTGCCAGGCGCATTGGGATCCGTACCAGGCTGGGTGTTCAATCCGCCCGGAGGCTCGCCGGTCTGCTGCGTGACGCGAACATCATCATTTTGTGTGATTCGAGTGTCGCCATTAATAATCGGAATTCCTGTTCTTGGATCAACAGTATTCTGACCAGATGTGACGCGAGTGTTTTGCTCGGCCGCTACGAAATCCTGAATGCGCGGGTTCGCAACAGGCACAGGATCAGCCGGAATGACGATC